GTATTTATGGTTCACAAGCTGTAAGCACAGATGATTTATCTAGTTTTATTAACTGGTCGAGTCTAAAAGAAAGTGACGTACAGGGTTGGGTAGAAACAGCTATGGGTTCAGATACTGTTACTGCTATAAAAGCATCATTAGATGCAGAGATAGCTGAAAAAGTATCACCAACAAGTGTTACTAAAACTTTAACTGAGTAATTTAAATAGATTTCAGTTTGATAGCAAAGTGCAGTATAATTAATTTTTATTAGAGGATTAATTATGTCAAAAAAAATAGAACTAACTGATGAACAAAAATATTGTAAAGCTCAAATACAAGATTTAACTCAAAAAGAAAATCAATTAAATTTTCAATTAGACCAAGTAAAAGCTAGTAAATCAGTTTTTACTAATATTCTTGCAGAATATACTAAAAATATTGCAGAAGATACATCAAAAGAAGAAACAAAAAATAATAAGGAATAATAATGGCAACAATTAAAGATGCTTTAAGTGCTATAGAAGCACACGAAAGAGAATGTAAAGCATTATACAAAAGTATTGATAAAAGATTAGAAGATGGCTCAAAAAGATTTGATAAATTAGATAATATGATTTGGGCAGTTTATCCATTTATTGTTGCAGTTGTATTTTTAGCGAGATTTGTATAATGAGTAGAGCAAAAAAATTAGTTACAGAATTTAAAAAAGGTAAAAGCACAGTAAATAAAGCTGGTAATTATACAAAACCAGGTATGCGTAAGCGTATATTTAATAGAATAAAAGCTGGTGGTAAAGGTGGTAGACCTGGACAATGGTCAGCAAGGAAAGCACAAATGTTAGCAAAAGCTTATAAAAAAGCAGGTGGGGGATATAAATAAATGTCTTACCTTATAAGTAATATACCGCATTTTAAATGTTGGGTAAGAAAAGAATTTACAGCAAATCACGAAAAATATCATGGAGAGTTTATACATGCATTAGCTATAGCAGTTAATACTATTCCTGATAGGTCATTAAGTTTTCAAGTAGTATTTACAGGTTGTGAAGATTC